GGGTACAGTAATGAAAATATCAACTACACGTAAAGAGGCAAGTTTTTACATCGCAAGGGTTGGCAGTAAAGTAGGCCAGCCTATGTGGGATAATTATACTGCCAACAATGCTTTTTCAGTAGATAGTAGTAATCCAGAAAGTGATTATCAAAAAGTGCTTCATTTGTATAGATCTGGTAAAATAGGCTTATATTCGTTAGGTACTTGTCAACCGTCTATTAGGAAAAGCGATATTGTAAGGCTAATAAATGAGCATCATGTTAGCCAGACTGTACTGGATAAAATGGCTGCGATTGACAAATTAATTATTGTTAAGCAAAAAGAATTAGAGAAGTTAAAAGAATTACAATCAGCAATAGCGAGGCTTAAATGACGGAAATCGACAAAGGCGGTAGACCGCCCGTAGTGTTATCTGATGAACAAATCACAGAGCTTAAGGCGTTATCCTCTGTTCTTACTAAAGAGCAATTAGCGGACTATTTTGGTGTATCTCACGTTACATTAATTGCTATAGAAAAACGACAGCCAGAGGTCGGCATTGCATACAAGCAAGGCAAAGCAAGGGCGATCGCATCAATAGGCGGCAACCTTATCAGCCAAGCTAAAAGCGGTAACACTTCTGCTCAAATATTTTATTTGAAAACACAAGCGGGCTGGAAAGAAACAAAAGTTATTGAGACAAGCGAAAGCGGCGTTGCTAGCAATAGGCATTTTGTTGGTGTTGATGAATAAATACCCGCTTAACCCGAACTTATTTAACTTCTGGAATTGGAAAGTGGTTGATAATGCTTTGCAGTATGATTATTACCGACTGCGCGTTTTATATGGCGGCAGGGCATCAAGTAAAACACACGAATTCGCTTCAGCGGCGGTTAAAATATCAAGCGAGCATAAAACTCGCTTTTTGTGTGTCCGGCGTTTCCAGAACAAAATTAAAGAGTCGGTTTACACTGTAATAAAGAATAAAATTGATGATCTAGATCTTGGTGGTTTTAATGTTCAAGCGTCAAATATATATCACGAAAACGGGTCAGAATTTACATTTTATGGCATTGAACGTAATGTCGATGAGATAAAAAGTTATGAAAATTGTGATATTCTGTGGATCGAGGAGGCACACAACCTAACGAAAACACAATGGGAAATACTCGAACCTACAATAAGAAAGCAGGGTTCTGAAATTTGGATCAGCTTTAACCCTAGATTAATGACGGACTTTGTTTGGCAAAATTTTATTGTTAATCCGTCAAACAAATCAATAGTAAGAAAAATAAATTATGATGAAAACCCGTATTTATCACAAACAATGGTTGACGCAATACAAGAAGCAAAAGAAAACGACTTTGAGAGATATGAACATGTTTATCTTGGCAAACCATTATCGGATGATGATCAGGTTGTTATCAAAAGATCTTGGGTCGAGGCTGCGATTGATTTTGATTTAAAATACGATGGTGAAATGAAAGGCCAAGTGATACTTGGTTATGATGTTGCCGACAGTGGCGAAGATAAAAACGCGGTTGCTATTGTTAACGGCTCTATTGTCACCGAATGCTACGAATGGCAAGGCGGAGAAAATGAGCTTAAAAAGAGCGCCGATAAGGTGAGGCTTGCAGCTTTAAAACATGGCGGGCGTATAATATACGACTCTATCGGCGTTGGTGCGCATACCGGCTCAACATTGCAGGGTGCGGGTTTTAATGATTTTTCTGGGTTCAATGCAGGCGGTAAAGTTCAACGGCCAACACGAAAATACAACGGCGTAAAACAAAAGGAATATTTTAGTAATGTTAAAGCACAGGCATGGTGGCTCGTTGCTGATAGGCTTCGCAACACTTATGATTTTCTTATTAACAATAATACTGACTATAACGCTGATGACTTAATCAGTATCAGCTCAGATATACCGCATTTAGAATCATTGATTAGCGAGCTAACAACACCGCGCCGTGATTTTGACAAAGCGGGGCGCGTAAAAGTTGAGAGCAAAGACGATTTAAAAAAGCGTGATATAATGTCACCTAACAAAGCAGATGCGTTTATTATGGCGTTGAGCGTTTCACTAACCAGCGACAATAGAATTTCAGAATTAAATTACACAGGATTTTAAACGATGCCAATTAACACACAATATCAAGGTTATGATCTAGCCGTCGAAAAATCAACACTTGTGCGAGACTTTGCAGAGGGTGAATTTTCTGTTAAGGCTAAAGAAGAAGTATATTTACCTGCTTTAGGCGGTCAGGACGTCGACGACTATAATGCATACCTCAAGCGAGGCTATTTAGTGCCAGCAGTAGAACCAACAGCTTTAGCTATTATCGGGGCCATTATGCGTATTGACCCAGTATTCGACCCGGTAGGTTCAATAAATTATTTATTAGAAGATTTTGACGGCGAGGGTAATAGCGCAACAAATTTTGTCGAGGGTATAATTAAACAATTATTATACGCTGGCTCTGCCGGTTATTTAATAGAATACACGGATAAAGCGATTGTCAAAGAATATACAAAAGAGTCAATTATTAATGTTTCGCCAGATTACATTGTATTAATGCAAGAGTATCAAGAGCAAGACAAAAAAGATAAATTCTTGCAATACACTAAAAAAGAATATCTTGAATTGACGTATGATGAAAACGGCAACTATATACAGAATATATGGCGACAGGCCAAAAGCAAAGAATTTGTAATTGTCGAGACGATCACACCCACAAACAGAGGTCAATATTTAACGCGTATACCGTTTGTTTTTTCTAATCCGTTAAGCTCAGATCCAGTATTATTGCATTTATCGAATATTAATCATAAACAATATATGCAATCGACAGACGAAAGCCATGGCTTGCACTGGACGGCATTACCAACAGGCTTTTTATTTGGCGAACTAACAGACAGTAAGGGCCATAAAAAACAAATCACGGTTGGCGCTGGTAGCTTCAACCATATTGATGACACCGACGCAAGAGTTGAGTTGTTAGAATTCAAAGGCGCAGGATTAACAGCGCTCAGAGCGTCAATTAATGAGAAAATTGAAAACATGGCGAGTATTGGCGCGACTATGTTAACCGATAGCAGCGGCGGCGTTAGAAGCGCTAAAACCGCAACAATTGAGGCATCAAGTCAAACCGCTACACTATCAACCATAGCTAATACAGTTGATAGCGTAATGTCTAATATATTGGAAATATTAGCGGAATGGATGGGCGCAAGCGTGCCACCTTTTGAAGTTAACCGAGACTTTATTGATTCAAACCTTGATCCACAATCATTGCTCGCATACTTGCAAGTATATCAGTCGGGCGGCATGAGCTTAAATTCATTTTTAAACTTACTAGTTAAAGGTGAGTTATTGCCAAAGGATATAACAGCTTTAGACGAGGCCGACAGAATAGAAACAACGGGATCTGATTTTAATGGGGGCGTTAATGACGATGAAGAAGATCAGGACGTTCAACTGTAAAAATTGCGGCACTTTCGAGCGCTTGATCTCTGATGAAGTCAAGCTGTTAGAATGCAAATGCGGAGGGGTGGCGAACAGGTTAATATCCGCCGCTCGTTATTTTAGCAATACAACAGGAAGATCGCCAAGTGCCCGACTCAATAGATAGATATACTCGGCACGCCCATTATCTTGAGCAGTATTATAACGGGCAAGCCAACAAGATTGACAAGTATTTAAACAAAATAGCTAAAGATCTAAGGCTTGAATTGACAAAAACTCAATCCGTAAAATCTCAAGCGCGAATAACCAAGCTTTTAAATTTTACCGAGGCTTTAGTGTTAGAGCAATTAGGCGCATTCACTGGTGGGGTTAATGAGCAAGTACCTTTATTTGCAGATAGTGAGGTTGATTTTGCGGCCAATACTTTAGATCTTGAAGTTAATGGAGACTTTCAGTCGGTTATTCCAGCGCCAGCGCAGGTTTTAGGCGCAGTGAACGCGCGACCTTTTAATAATAGATTGCTAAAAGACTATTTAACAGGGTTTCCAAAAGAGCAAGCAAAGGCGGTTAGAGAGGCCGTATCAACTGGATTTTATGAGGGCCAAACAACACAAGAAATTGTGAGGGGTATTGTTGGCACTAAGTCGCAAGGTTTTAAAAACGGCGCGTTAAATGTTACCAGAACAAGCGCCGAGCGTATGGTGCGAACAGCACTAAACCACACTTCAAACGTTGCAAAAAGTAAATTTTTTGAAGATAATATAGCTATTGTCCCATATTATGAATGGGTTTCAACTTTAGATAGTAGGACTTCGCCAGTTTGCAGAAGTCGAGACGGTAAAGTTTGGAAAGTTGGTAAGGGGCCACTACCGCCTGCGCACTATAATTGCAGGAGTGCAACCGTCCCACTATTAAAAGACCAAGTTAATAAAGATGGTACTAGAAAATTAATAGGCGGAAAGCGTGCTAGTGTTGACGGTCAAGTAAGTGCAGATTTAAATTATAATGATTGGCTAAAAGGTCAATCAGAGAGTTTTCAAATAGATGTGCTTGGCAAAACTAAGGCGGATCTATTTAGAGAGGGCGGCTTAACCATGGATAAGTTCGTTAACAACAAGGGCCAAGAATTAACGCTTGACCAACTTAAAACCAAATACCCTACCGCGTGGGGTAAAATTTAATCGGTGATTAATAATGTTAAAATTCAAATTAGATTCAGAAAGTTTCAAAGCACTAAACGAAGTTGAACAAAGTTTTTACGCTAAATCAGGCGAGGGATATCAACTACAAGTTGAGGGTGCTGCCGACAAGTCAAAACTTGATGAATTTAGAT